ATTATGTATTTCCTTGCAAAGTAACAGTTCGACCATTGTAAACTCCCTTAACTCCACCAATAGGCAAGCCTGTATAGTCAAACGCACCATAACCAGTAGATGGATAACTACTATTCAATTGTGCAAGCCCGTTAATTATCAACTGACCAGTGCTTCCTGCTGTTGCTGTTGTAGCAGCAACGCCAGCCAATACTGTGTTTGGAATGGAATTAGTAGTTGAAGAATTAGTTGCGTTAATGGACGGTCCAGTCAAAGATTGAGTGACGCCAGAGGTAAGATCAAATCGAGGACTAAATGGCTGTACACTAGCAATTGTAAAGTATGAAATATTGTTAGATGCAATCCATGCAACAACCGAATTATACCCAAGACCTTGTGTAACACAGACAGTACCTGAGCTTAGATAACTTACGTTACTTATGGTTACTGAAGGAGTACCCGGAAAACCAATGTAATTGGTGGAAATACCAGCACCATATAACGGAATTGCTTCAATTTTTAAAGTTGTAGCACCTGAAAAATAAGCAAGTGTATAGCTACCATTTCCAGTAAGCCCTAAACCAAAAACACCATTTTGGCGTGGATCAACTATAGCAGTTTTAAAAGTAGTAGACAAGGTAGCAGGAGGATTATTCATTTCCACTTTAACTTGTGTTGAACTATTAACACCATACGCCGTCTGAAATATACCAGCAGAATTAAACGCTACGTTTGTTTGAAGACAAGAAGCAACGGTAGTAGTGCTATATGTAAGAGCAGTATAGGTTGATCCGTTATAATTATAATAATAAGGAGAAATTCTAGTGTTTCCAGTATCAAAAAACACAACTGCAAAATTACCCGCAGGGTCGCCAGAACAACTAAACGATGATGCAAGCCACGGCGTGATAGTTGTTGTGGCAACAACTACAGTGTTAGCATTGTTATAAACAGCATACGATGTTGTTCCACTCGTAGGACTATATACAATTACATATTTGTCTCCAGCCAAACCAGAAACAGCAAAGTTATTGTTGTTTGTAATTGCATTGCAAGTAAATGTGGCAGTACCAAGAGAAGCATATGCCGCAGAATAAACCACAGTGGTAATTGTTGTGGTAGCTGTTGCATAAGCCACCACAAACTTTCCACTAGACATTGCTGCTATTTTTACGTTTGTGGCTCCTGTAGCACTTGCAACCCCTGTACCAACTGAAATGGTTTGTTGAAGTACACCAGCAGCAGAATACACAGCTATCGAAACCGCATAACTTATAGAATTTCTATAAGCAATAAGGAATGTACCATTGGGTAAAGTTGTAGACGCCAAAGCATCAACGGTAGCAGACGTAATTGCTGTTGGATTCACTAAAACCGTGGAACCCGTTGCTCCAATAAGTGTACTGGTTAAACCAGCATATACCCCTAAATTAGTAGGAGTTGTTGATCCAAGATTGGGAGAACCTCCCGCTGCTGTAGTGGTAATTAAAGATGTAGAAAAACTTCCTGTGTTAGTGACAACTGGAAGATATGTTGTTTTATTAATTTGTGCAGTATATTGATTATACCCAATTTGGGAGTTAAATTGACCCGACCAATATATAGCAATAGTTGAAGTAAGTTCAATTACATTTAATTGATGTCTGTCGGTAGAACTAATTTGAGTAAGAATTCCCGAAATAGCACCAGAACTATTTGTTCCAGAAAGGCAAACAAAAGCATTGGTAAAAAATGCATATTGTGTTGTATATGAATAGTCGCTATAGAAAACTACAAAAGTTCCATTTGAAAGGGATTTAATTGTAATAGATCCACAGGGACCAGCCGTTGATCCCGCCACTATATTTGCAACGGGAATTAGAGTTGTTAACGCACTGAATGTGCTTGCTCCAGTGTAAGTAAAATATCTAACTCCAGCGGCTTGATTAATAACACCAACTATTGTGGTATTATCAGACAATAAGGCTACATCAATATTATAATCTGCGCCGTTCGGTCCAGAAACAGAAGTTAATGACGTAAGAGCAGAGCCTCCATTAATATATGTACCAGAAGTATTTGTATTTGCATAAACAATATTATTGGAATTACTCCAATAAAAAAATGCCATACTATTGTCACTTCTAACTACACAGGCTACAGTGTATAGATAATTAGCCACAACACCACCAGTACTACTGCTATCTGCCGTTACTGTTGTAGAACCCGTTGAAGTAACTGTACGCCAATAGACGTAGTTGTCTGCATTATTTGAAAAATAAATAACAAAACCACCGTTTGGCAATGGTTGCATTCCAACAAACCCCGGTGCAGATGGAGATCCCACGTTCCAAGCTGTTTCTGCTAATGTTACAGTGCCTGTGTTTGTATAAATAGCGTAATACATAATACCAGAACCAGCTTGATATCCAACAGCAAAACCACCACCTGTCAAAGCAACTACAGAAATATTAGGATTACTAATTGCTCTTGCTGCAATAGTTGTTGGCCCATACAATACAGTTCCGCTTGTATCAACAATTCTAAAAATTGGATTTTGGTTTCCTTTATTAATCCATGCTTGAACAATATTTCCACTAGTTAAAACAGCGGCAAATTTATAATGTGAAGAACCGATATTAGTTGCAGTAGCTGTAATTACAGGAGAAGATTCTGTACCAACAGTGCCGCCATATGCTGAAGCAGCGCTATTAGTATATCCAAATGTAGCATTACCAGTATAAGACAAACTGCTTGGAGGTTTATAGTCACCGTTGTTGTAATAAACCAAGTCACCAGCATTAAATCCAGTAGCAGTTGCTACTTCAACAGTTTGTGTTGAGTATGTATTAGTAAGTGGTTGTTGAATAGTGCGTGACATAATTATCCTTCAAATCCGTAAACATTAACATTAATGCCAGTAAAATTAGCATAGGCAACAATACGTTCCCCAGATGTTGTAACAAGTCCACCACGTTCCAATACACTGTTACCGGGGATTATAGTTTGAAATTCAACATACTCACCAGCTACTGGCGTTGCAGCAGCAGCAATTGCCAAATTTACAGCAATAGGAAATCCTGTTGTATTGGTCATAGATACAGTGAATGTCGTTGGAGTTGCTCCAGCAGTATACACTGTAGTGTTTGTTGTTGCTGCCAATGATGCTTGACCCAATAGTCCAGATGCCATGATGTTTCCTTATAAATTACCACAAAAATATATAAAACCTTTTGCTGAAGGTGCAGAATACCAGCTTGTACCGTTACTAGTCAGCACATTACCAGAAGTGCTTGGAGAAATACCAGCAACATTACCACCGCTATTAATCAACACTTGATTATTCAAAGCAGTTCCTAAACCACCCAAACTAATAATATTAGCAATAGCTGAACTAATAGTTGTATCAACATATGTTTTATTAGCAGCGTCTTGAGCATTAGTTGGATTAGAAAGACCAATAATGGTGTTGCTTGTACCACTATTCATATCTAACGTACCATTAATAGTTACGTCAGTAAATGTAGAAGTACCAGAAGAAGCTGTTACATTACCAGTTAGGTTTCCTGTTACGTTTCCAGTGACGTTGCCTGTTACATTACCAGTTAGGTTGCCAGTGACGTTGCCCGTAACTGCTCCAGTTATCGACCCTACAAAACCAACAGAAGCTGTAATTGTAGTACCATTAATTGTAGTGGCAGTAATTGCTGCTGGTGTAGTGCCACCAATAATAACACCATTAATTGTACCGCCGCTAATTGTTGCTGAAGCAAGAGTTGCAGAAGTGTTTGCTGTTAGGGTTGTAAAGACGCCAGTAGAAGCAGTGGTTGCTCCAATAGTTGTCCCATCAATTGTTCCACCACTAATAGTGGCTGTAGTAGCAATAAGAGTTGGTATTGTTGCTGTTCCAGCAAGAAAAAGGTCTTTAAATCTAAGAGCATTAGTGCCTAAACTAAAGACGTTAGTAGTGACAGGATTAAATACAGTGTTAGAAATTCTAACTTGCTCAGAAGCAGCACTAGAAACATTAACAAAGAAACCAAGTCTGTTATTTACGCTATCTACTACAACTTTGTTAAAAGCATTAGTGTCTGAAATTAAAGGAACATAGGCTCCTTCAGCAGCAGTGCCATCATGCCTATGCCCACTTGCTTGAGCAAACGCATCTCTAAGAGCATTATACTCATTGTTAATTGGAGCAGCACGAACAATAGCCGTAGGTACTATATCTGCTGATGATTGTCTAACATATCCAGCCAAAATACTCTCCTTATCGCCTATCGTTCATTGAATAATTCAAGACAAATCCTTGAATAGTGTGGCTTGCATTTGTGTCATTTGTAACATATTTAACTGCTATTGAAAACCCACTACCATTCATATTTGTTTTTCTAACTGGTGATGGATTACCGTCATAAATTGCTGCTGCATTATAAACTGCTTCGTTGTAGTATGCTGCCGCTCCGCTAGTAGTGATTTCAAAATTTGCAGGATTCCAAACTTCGTAACGATCTGTTGTATCAAAGTCATAAGAAACAGAAAATACAATATCTGTAGATCCCTCACTTCTTAAGAAAGTGGAAATATTATAAAAATTCTTTCTTATTGTTGGGTCTTCAAAATAATAATATGGAGTTTGATAAACACTTAAAATATCTCCACCATTAAAACTACTTCCGCTCTCTTGCAAATGCACTTTGCCATCTGCATCCCCATGTAAAACAATTTCATTTAAACCAACATATCCACTATCTGAGCATGTAGCCGGTATACCAAAAAGCAAGCTATATTCAAAGCCTATTCCTTGTTCTGTTTGTCTTAAACCACCCAATATACCAAATGTTCCTTCAGCAGGAATAAAAAATCTAAATTGAGACTTTTTCCTAACAACAACAGAAGAAAGAGTTTCTACATCAATTGATCCTGCTACAAGTTCTTGTAAAATTGAAGCTATAGTAAATTGAATTTTTTTTGAAATTGTTTCAATTTCTGCATCACCAATTGTAGCATTTGCTGTGGGAGCAACAGGTCTAAATCCATCTGGACCTAAAAATATAAGACTACCAGCAAGTTCAATAACGCTATCTGGTACTACACAACCTAAATTAGATGTAACTTCAACAAGCATGAAGTCAGTAATACTTGTACCAGTTAGTCTTTTAATTGCATTTTTACCAAAAATAAATAAATCATCTCTAAATTGTTTAAGTTGTACAATATCAAACCCAACATTAATTACACCAGCACCATTTGCAGGACTATAATCTGTTTCAGCTAGAGGGGCAGAAAAATAAAGATTTTGTGGGTCTGAAGGATCACCACCTAAGAACATGTGGTTTTTAAATGCTGCCGCATATTTAGGGGAATTTGGTGCGTTAGCATGTGTAATTTGTGTGTACGTTGTCCCGTCATAAATAGCAGCAGGATTAATACCGTCTACCAATAATACTTTTTTAGCTACAAAATTATACTTAATAAATCTAACTTTCTTTACACCCGTCATTGTCACTGTACCGGGAGTAGTAATTGCAGACCATGTGCTACTAGAATTTACCCATTTATAAAAATAATTTGTACCTGCTGAAGGAGCGCGGCAAGCAAATACTGCGTCATTTAATCCTTCAACAACTGAAACACCCAATACTTTACCAGTACCAGTTACAGTGGAATAGCTATTAGAAAATCCACTAATACGTCTATATCCACCAGTTGTAGATGGCTCGTAATTGATTAGTTGAATGGCGCTACCGGGAGCAGCTTCTGGCTGTGCCAGCATGTCCCTATTGGTATCTAAACCACCAATACAATTAACTTTAAACCCATTAATCCTATCAGCCACTACATCACCCTAAGAGAGACATACGATCTTGTAATAGCAGTAGATTGAACACTAATTGGCTCATCAAGAAGAAGTCTTCTCATGGTTCTAATTCCTTGATCAAACTTTTCAGCATGAATATTAGCACTTTGTTCGTTTGATCTAAACAGCATCATGTATGCCATTGCACCATCAATAATTACATTTTTAAATCTATCTGGAATTATACAAACATCTGTATAAAGAACTAAGTCATCAGGAAACGCCCAATATTTATATTCCACTTCATATGGATTTGAAGGAAGAGGACTGACACCAAATTTGCTTTCTTGTGTTTGATAGACATAAACTGGAGGAGCATAGCCACCAGTGCCAGCATTGTCATCAATAGGTCTAAGATTTTCTGTGTAATAATCAAACGTAGTAAGTTTGAGTTTACCGGGACTGTTATTATATGTTGTAGATTTTTTTAAATAGAAACTATCCCAATCTACGCTAGAAGTTGCTGTTGGAAAAGAATAAGTGCCTGTCCCAACAGTTAGTGTTTGTGTGTATGTTACAAGAGTAAACGGCCATTCTTGAGCATAATGAAGAATTTCTCTAATAGCAGAATTAATAGCATCTTTAGCCAATGCTTGAATGTTTTTAGCATTGGGAAAGTCTGTACTATCCATTGTTACTTCGTTCATTCTACGAAGTAATTCGTTGGTTAGAGAAAGATAGGTAGCCATAATACCCTATAATAAATAAAGGGGCAACACCATTGCTGATGCTGCCCCTATTACTAGCTTACATTAAGCAAGCTGATCGCGGTCAACCGACAGACCTTCAATTTCTCTACGGTCTTGAACATCACAGATAACAGCGAAGACGCGGATCTTACCAGCACTTAGCGTAGTGGTTTCAGTAACCAACAGCAAGTCCAAGGTGTCAGCAGCTTTAGTCACAATGGGGTAACCGGCAGTAGCTGGAGTGGCATAGTCACCCACAGAAAGGGAGCTAGTCACACCGAAAGCAGCCACATAAGCAGCAGCCGT